TGGTTGCTGGCAATCAGTTGGCACGAACTATCACACAAATTAACTTGCAAAAAGTAGGTCGCCTTCGAGACCTAATAGTCGAAGGCGAAACCAGTTTAAACGAAACTGTCGTGGTGGTTAAAAAGCGGCTGGGCATTAATACAGAACATCCAGACTCTGCTCTGAATGTCTGGGACGAAGAAATTAGTATATCTGCGGGCAAGTACAAAAATCAAGAAGCCTACATTGGCACCAGTCGCGACCAAGCACTGAACATTGGTGTTAATAAATTACCTCAACTGACCATTGGAACAGATGGCATAACTGCTGTTAAAAAATTGCGTGTGGCACAGTACATGATAGGACACGGAACAACAGTTCCCAACTATTCCGGAACCAAGGGCGACATTGTGTTCAATGCTGATCCTATGCCCAATGGTGCCTTTGCCTGGGTGTGTCTGGGCAACTACAAATGGAAAACACTAAAGGCTGTTGAATGAGAATCAATTGGGTTGTAGCAGACTCCACTGCGTTACCACCAGACGTTGATGTCACTGTGCTCAAAGACATTGCTGCCATCTGGGGTGGCTGGCGCACCTGGCGTGGGTGTAGCACTGACAATGTTGTTTGCAATGATGCAGGCAAAGCACGTGAGTTGTTAAAACGCAAAATGAATGAAATGTGCAATATGTATGTTCCAGCATCAATCTATGCCGAGCTAGATCGCCCCCGAGGGGTACGACTGTATGAAGGTAGTTTTACTTTTGAAATAGACAACAAAGACGAATTGATCAGCATACACCTAGTGTCTGGACAAAGCGATGTTGTGCTACTATTGGGATTCAACTGGACCGAAAGACCCAAGAGTGCAGATCGGTTAACAGCACATCGAGCAACAAATTACCAGCGTTTTATCCGAGATGCCATCTCAAGCAATCCGGCAGTACAATGGGTGTTGGTTGATCACGAAGGTGACGTCCATCCCGAATTGGCTGAATTTGAAAATCTTACCAAAGACACATTAGAAAATGTAATCGAACTGCTAAAGCCTTGACAACAAATAGATTTATTGCTATAATACTAGCATGAATAAACGAATTGGCTTTTGTTGCAAGTGGCTTAATGACCCCTCAGAATGTGGCGGCATGAAAGTCAATGCAGTGGACCGTGACCTAAACGGCAGATCAACCACCATGCGATGGCTTCGTGAACACGCTGACGAAGCTGAACAACGCCAGTGGGATATCATGAATCACAACACCTCAGCGGCTGTGCGGATGATTGAACGTGTGGCTACCTTGCCCGAAGGCCGACGTATGGTACGATTAGGTAGCGAAATGCTACAAGGCTACACTGAGCCCAGTTGGATTGACTGGTGGCAACGTCCGGAGATTCAAGACCATTGTGCCAAGATCTTTGCACCCATTGGTGAAACTGCTCGTAGACTGGATGTTAGATTGAGTTTTCACCCTGGACAGTTCTGTGTGTTGGCCAGTGAGAATCCTGGCATCGTAAATAGAAGCATACAGGAGTTTGAATATCATGCAGATATGGTCAGGTGGATGGGCTACGGCAAAACTTTTCAAGACTTTAAAATCAATGTACACATCTCGGGTAAACAAGGCCCCGAGGGTATTCGCTCTGCCCTCCAGCGTCTTAGCCCCGAAGCAAGAAACTGCATCACCATCGAAAACGACGAAAATGCCTGGGGAATCGACTCAAGTCTTGAACTTGCCAAAGACTGTGCCCTCGTGCTTGATATACACCATCACTGGATCCGTACAGGAGACTACATTCAACCCTCCGACGATAGAGTTTCGCGTGTGATTGATTCCTGGCGTGGAGTAAGGCCTGCACTCCATTATTCAGTCAGTAGAGAAGACTATCTGGTGGGGCATGACGCCACGGTGTTGCCGGACATGGCTGCATTGTTGGCACAGGGCTTTAAAAAACAAAAACTGCGAGCCCACAGTGACTTTTATTGGAATTCCGCTGTGACTGATTGGGCATTGACCTTTGCTGATCAATTTGATATCCAATGCGAAGCCAAAGGCAAAAATTTGGCCAGTGAACAGGTTTATGAACGATATATTGCTTAACACATTTGACTGGATACGAGATGATTTTAAGTCTAACAGGATTCGCTTTGCTATTGAGTTGCTTGCTTGGGCTATTAGTATTGGGTGTAGTATTAGTATGGCAGTTACCGTCCCCAACCCCCCTTTACTTACGTTGTATCCTATTTGGATCCTTGGTTGCGCCCTCTATGCTTGGGCTAGTTATACTAGGAAATCTTTTGGCATGCTGGCTAACTATATACTGTTGACCACAATTGACACAGTGGGTTTGCTACGCATGATTTTGTAACAAAACTGTAACATGATTCTCCTTAAATAAATTTGTCACAACAAGGAGAACACAGTGAACAAACTATTAGCAATTTTATTAGCCGCGGTAACCGTATCAGCACACGCAGACATTACAGGTGCTGGTGCTACATTTCCAATGCCTATCTATTCTAAATGGGCCGAAGGATATAAGAAAGCCACAGGGGTCAGCTTAAACTATCAGAGTATTGGTAGTTCAGGTGGCATTAGACAAATCAACGCAAAGACTGTAGACTTTGGTGCAACCGATGCTCCGGTAAGCGGGGAGAACTTAGATAAGAATGCTCAAGTTCAATTCCCTGCCATCATTGGCGGCACAGTTCCTGTTGTTAACTTGGATGGCATTAAGCCAGGTGAACTACGCATTACTGGCCCTGTTATGGCAGATGTATTCATGGGCAACATCTCTAAATGGAATGATCCTCGCCTTGTAGCATTGAATCCAGGCAAACAATTACCAGATCAGCCTATCACCATTGTACACCGTGCTGATGGATCAGGAACAACATTCAACTGGACAGACTATCTTGCTACTGTTAGTCCTGAGTGGCTCCAGCGTGTGGGTCGCGGTGCCGCAGTTAAATGGCCAGCGGCAAACTCGGTAGGTGGCAAAGGCAACGAAGGTGTTGCAGCCAATGTGAACCGTATCCGAGGTTCAATCGGTTATGTAGAGTATGCTTATGTTAAAAAGAACAACATGGTATTCCTACAACTACAAAATAAATCAGGCCGGTATGTCAGTCCAGATGACTTAACATTTGCCGCTGCCGCAGATGGTGCTGATTGGTTCAGTGTTCCGGGTATGGGCCTGAGTATTGTGGATCAAAAGAATCCTGCGGCTTGGCCAGTAAGCTCAGCCAGTTTCATCATCATGTACAAGAACCCTGCCAACAAAGCTACCAGTGATGAAGTGCTAAAGTTCTTTGATTGGGCATTTAAGAACGGCAAGAAAGATGCTGTAGATTTGGACTATGTACCATTGCCAGATGCACTGACAAAACAGATTCGTGAACGTGTTTGGACACAGATCAAGTAATCAACAACAAGCCCCGGAAGGGGCTTTCTATTTGTCTATTATGATTTGCGTACGGTCGTAAATATCAGTATGAGTTGGTTTAAACGAATACCGCACAGACATCCACCAGTTGCACCTGTTCCAGCACCTTATAAAACTAGTCCAGCTGCCGAACATGCACAAGAAAAGGCCAAAGAAACTGGCCCAAAGGCCAGGCCAAAGTTACCCAAAAAAACACATCAATAAAAAAGTCCCTTTCGGGACTTTTTATTTTAGTGCTCGAGGTTTAGCAGGTGCCTTTGGCCTGACTGCCGGTTTGGGCTTGGGTGTTGCCTTGGGCTTGGCAACTGGAGCAGGCTTAGTTTCTGCTACAGGAGCAGGTTTAGTTTCTACCGCAGGTGCTGGTGCCTCAACCTTGTATGGTGCTTCTAATTCAGAAGGTTTGCCAAACAAGAATTCTTTGATTTTTGTAAACATAATGTTCTCCTATCAAGTATTTAGTTAACGGCCCAATCCTTGCCGTTTTTTTGCTGTTTCAGCTCGTGCCTGCTCCAGAGCTTGTAGTATAGCACGATCATTGAACCGTCGAGTTGGTTGAATAACAATAGGTTGCACCACAGTGGTATTTTTTGAACGTATAATAGTTCCCTGCAGTATCTCCGGCGAGTAGGGTGCAAATGCCGCACCGGGAGAATCCTGTTCAATTTGAACAGGATGATGTTTTTTTGTTGCTGCCAGCTGTTGTGCAGGAGTCCAGTTTTGTTTCATTGGCACCGATCCAACACAGCTGGGCGCAGTACCATTTAAAAACGATTGAATAAAGTCGTCAATGGGTTTTAGCATTGATCGTTGATCAGATACCAACTGATAATTATGTTCAAGCACTGCTTGTGCTTGAACATGTAATGATTTTAAACTGGGGTGATTAATCAATCGAACAACCTGTTCAAAAGCCAGACCCCATCTAATTTCGTCGTCGGGCTCGTCGTCATAGCTTTCGTCTATCCACGCACCAAAAGTTTTAAACCCATTGTCTCTGAGCACTTTCAGGCTGTGCTGTGGCCCAAATGTAATAAAGACTCTACGACCCAACAGGGCTTTGGCAGTTTTTTCTGTATAAAAGTCACAGTTTGTAACAATACTTTCGGCCACAATGCTGAACCACGATTCTTGGTAAACGCGATGTGGTATAAAAAAACTTGCATACGGACCAACATGCGTTGTAGATTTTTCGTTGCCCAGTGGAAAGTTATAAATTCTTGCGGCGCCAGTGGTGTGTGCTATCCAATTGCCTTTACGACTATCCTTTCGCAGGACCAACATTTCTTTGTTGTCATACTTATCTAGATCCGGACTGCGATAAAAATCATCGTGATAACGGCGGTCAGTAGGAGATCTGAATGTCTGAGCACTGATACTGATCAGACCGTGCTCTAGCAGATTGTGTTTTTTCAGCTTGTGAAAAACAAATTGTCTATTTTCTTTTGACCCGCCCAACAAGGCTTCAAATTTGTAAGGTCTGTCATAGTCAGCATTGTATTCTACAGGTGTATTGCAGGCTGTGACCCACGCACACCAGAAATTCAGCGGCACACGTAACACGTTGGGAGGAAAGACATTTTGATATGACAGGTCAGAGTTTAGGCCAGACACTATGGATATCACACGGTCCGAGTCGGTGTGAAAATAGGCTCCAGGATTGTTGAAAAACTCAAGCCATTCAGGTCCTGATAGATTTTCTTCTTGTACACAAATTATCAGATCGGCCCAGCTGTAGTCAATCCGATCGGGATAACGATCAATTGCCGGGCTGGGTGCATGATCACGTGGTCTTGGAAAGTATTGGTCTGGATTTAATGCATGAACGCCGCCAACATCTCTTTTGTAGTAGTTGTGTATAAAAAATTGATCTAAAAATATTATTTTTTTTCGTTTGCTGTGCTTAAAAAAATCAATGTGTGCCCAGTCTTTAAATTCAATCACAGAATTGGGATCAGCCAGGGCTCGTTTGGCCGACTTCTGCGTCCATGCTTGATTTGGATAAGTCACTGTGGGTAAAAATTTTAATCCGTGAAGTTTTCCAATTTCTGATGTGACATGAAAAAGATACGGATTTGATCTATTGTCTGCTCGTGTTGGTGTAAAAATAATCATATTATACTATTTAGTGACCATTCACTAATAAAAATACCAAATGATGTTGCGTTGCAACATAAATAATGTTACAATAGAACATAAGGTGCTGAATAGGTCGGGCCTTATAGTAAACTCGCTTAATAGGAGAAAATTATGTTTACACTAGACGCATCAATCGACGCTGTACAAAACAGCAAAAAACAATTCGTTAAGACATTTGTCCAAAATGAAAAGGTAGCAGACGCAATGAACACGTTCATTGATGAGCAGGCCAATTATACCAAAAAAGCCGCCAAAGTCGGTTCCGAAACCATAACTACTTTGGTTTCCGAATCTACCAAAGCCATGCAAGAAGCAATGAAATTTGACTACACCAAGTTTGGTGAAGGCATCATGAAGGCTTACCAAACTACTCAGCCCAAAGCCAAATAATATCCGTTTGGCCCAAAAGGCATTGACCAATTAATCCAGTTCGTGTACAATACACACATGAACTGGATTTTTCTTGGGTGTAAACAAACCGTATCGGTTAACCAGAAAAAGACACAAAAGGAAGCGAAATGAAGAATCGTATTTTATCTGCCACAGCCGTAGCAGTGTTGGTAGTGTTGACTGGATGTAGTTCTAATCCGCTGAGCCAGAATTCCGGCGTTGCACCTGGTGCCAATGCCACTGCACCAATCAGTGAGCAAACAGCTACTAACGACTTTACTCGTCTTGGTGTTAGTATCAAGTATGGCACATTCTCGGGCAACGTTGAAAGCATTGAAGTCATTGGCTATGCACCTGTGTGGGGCAATAGTCAAAACGCCATACGTGAATCATTCCGTGTGGCTGAACTTGAAGCCAAGAAAAGTCTTAACGACTTTATCAATCGAGAAAACATCACAAGTCGGACATCTGTGCGTATGATCAGTAGCAACCTGGAGCAGGCCAACGACAACAAGAAAAACAACTTTACCACCAATGCTATCAAGTCCACAGATGACACAGACGTGGCCGCGGATTTAAATCCGCAACGGAATACCGGCAGTACTTCTAAAGAAGATAATACTGCTGTTCGCAACGATGCGTTGAGAATTGCCAGCACAGTCAACAACACCATCACCACACAAAATGCAGGTATCTTGTCAGGCTTGTATCTGGTCAAAGGTGAGGTGATCAACAGTGGTAAAAACGTCCGGGTGGTGTATCGTTGGGACAAAAAATCCAATGCAGTTCGCCCAGTGGTACGTGGCCTAATGATGCAATAACATGCTAAAACGTTTACTCGTCGCAGTCAGCACTGTTGTGGTCGTGACTGCCGCACAAGGTATCACTATTGCAGATGTACTTCGCAGTCCCATTGGCACAGGCATAACTGTGGCCCGTTGGATCTATGAAACCTCCACTGAAAAGGTGTTGTATGTTGAAGTGATCGGCGAAGGCATCACAATAGACCAGGCTAGGCAGCAAGGTTTCAGATTGGCAGTTGAACATGCAGTCGGCACAGTTGTTGCTTCCGAAACAGAAGTACGAAACGATCGTATTGCCCGAGATGAAATCATTACCTATGCCAGTGGCTATGTGGATCGATTCGAAGTTGTTGAACAGCAAAGAGTAGGTAATCGAGTGCTGGTCAACATGAAGGTATGGGTGCGTCCCAGTAAAATTGCCAACCGTTTGCTAAATCGATCTGCCGCTGTTGGTGTAGTAGAAGGTGGGCGTATCGGCACACAGATACAAACACTACAGCACGAAAGAACCTCAGGAGATAGGTTGCTTAAATCTGTCTTGACTGACTATCCCAAAAGAGCGTTTGTAATCGAATTGGATAAAACACAAGTCTTATTTGATGCCAACAGGACAGGACAATTAGAAGTGGCGTTTTGGTTATCATGGAGTAAAGAGTACCTTGAAAGTGTTGCCGAAGCACTGACTGCAATAAACCAACGTTCCGATTGTGGCGGCTTGTTTGGATGTAGAGGTGTGTCATCCCAGATTGATGTTGTACGCCCTGGGTTTGGCTCAACCACCCAAACTTGGTTTAACGATACAGTTGCTGACCAAATGGTACGTAAAGAGATGATCCAAAGCCAGCCTACTATACGAGTTGCCATTGTGGACACCGCAGGAACTGAGCAATTCAAACAGTGTTTTTATGCCAAAGAACTGGACCATCGCGATCATTCTGCTTGGTACTATGTAAATCAGACCCATGACCGAGTGGCAATTAATGGCCGAGCAGTCAAAAGATTTAATACATTTATTGATCTCAGCCGTTTGCCCACAGCCAACTTAGATCAGGTTAAAATAGCCATAGTTCGCGGTCCAAATTGTTAATTTTTGGCGCCAACATTGCGCCATAAGTAATTGTGCATCTTGACAGTTCAGTAGTATAATACTGAACACACACAAATTAACTGATTTAAACATGGCCACACAGCAAGATTTTGACACCGTAAAAGACCACACACAAGCGTTGGCAGATAATGGTATGTATGTTTTCATGGGAGAAGTAGACCATGAAAGTATAAAGCCTGCGATCGAATGGATTCTGCACGAGAACTTTGTTACAAAAAGAAAACGCAAAGAACTGTTGTTGATGATCTGTTCAGAGGGCGGGGACATGAGTGCGGCCTTTGCCCTAATTGACGTGATGCGTAGTTCCAACATATTCATTAAGACTGTGGGTCTGGGTCAGATTGCCAGTGCTGGATTGTTGATCTTTTTGGCAGGATCACCCGGACGCAGAACACTAACGCCCAACACTAGTATCATGAGTCATCAGTATGCCTGGGGCAATGATGGCAAGCATCATGAGTTGATGGCCACAATGAAAGAGTTTGATCTTACACAAAAGCGCATGGTTGCACACTATGTGCAGTGTACAGGATTATCAGAAGAAGAAATTAAACGAACCTTGTTGCCGGCACACGATGTGTATCTCAGTGCAGAAGAAGCCTTGAAGCTTGGCATCTGCGACAACATCTCCGTACTGAATCGTTAACGCTGGCGCTTGCGTCCCAGCGTTTTATCGTTTCCTAATTGTTTAGTTTTTTCTATGCCGCCGGCTGCCGCAGTGACTCCGGAACGTTGATTTTCAATATCATCTAGTTTTTCAGTGTCGTCAGTGTAGGTCACGCCACCAAGATCACCACGTGTGTCGTCAAGATTATAAGGATCGTACAAGTCTTCGCCACCGGGAGATATTTCCACACTCATTTTGCCTTTGAGTTCTCCAGCAGATCCCTTAGATTTAAGTTTAACTTGCCCGGAAATTTTTGCAGGCCAAAACGCTTGTGTTACTAATTTGTTACCTTTGGCATTGGTATATAACTGAACAAAGTTGTAACCTAAACTTTCAATCAATGCGGCACGTAGTTCCGGCACAGCACGATCGGCGTTAACTGCTCGCATCATGTCTTGAATCACAGCATACCATGCTTTGCCACCGTCAGTGGCTGAGCCATCACGAACTTTGGGATTTAGTTGTTTTTCAAACTGTTTCATGATAGATCGTGGTATAGGTTTGCCACCTTTCATGTTGTTTTCAAGTTGGCTGACCAATGCTGGGGTAAATGGCATTAACCCGCGATATGCTTTGGGAATTTTGTTAGGGTTGATTTCGTACAGATAGTTCATCAACGCAAATGGTTGAGTGAATGCACTTAAAGATGCATCTTGTGCTTTATTCAAAAATTGTGTAGCCTCCGGATATTTTTTCTTAATATCATCTGGGAATTTCATACTGCCTAGGCTCGGGGGTGCTCCTTTGCCGGCAGCTTTGCTAGAAATTTTAACAGCATGACCAGTTTCGTCATTAACTACACTAAAACTGTCGGCCAAGGGATTGTTTGATGCTTTGGGGAAAAACATAATCATGTCTTTGAGATCACCGCCCACGAATCCTTCAAACTCTTCTCGAGATCCACGCATGAATGGTACTCCACCAGTGACCAGTCCTAGCGCACCAAGATATTCACTGGCATACAGTTCAATTGCTTTGATTTGATCTTGATTGAGATTGTTTGGGAATGTCGGCACTTGACCGTTGTTGGCCTGATTGGCCATGTAAATTACTGCATCTCCTATTTTTCCCATTTTTACTAGAGCAGGATTATTGGCAATTTTGTCATACATCTCTGATGCTGGAAATCCGCCAGCCTGTAATAGTGCATCAATATTGTTGCCTAAATCAGCAATTTCAGTTTTTTCATCTGTTTGAAAAATATCACTGGGTTTGATTTTGATGTTCTCTGCTTCCTTGCTGCCAAATTCTACAGTTTTTTGTAGTTGAGTATTTTTTACTGTACCGCCATCTGACGTGGCCATTGCTATAGTACCAGAAGGACCGGTAGCAAGCCAAGTTGCAATTTTTTGTGCCTCTTTGGGATTAATGGTAACTGTTCCTCCACCTACCAGTTCAAAAGGTGATGCATTTTTAACTTTCCACAAGAATAACTCTGAACGGTTCAATTGTTTTTTAGTTTTGGGATCTATAAATGCAGACATTTTTCTAGAGGGTATTTCCTTAGCCGCTAGATTTTCTTCAGTTAATACATTGTCAAGTAAATTAAGTAGGTCACGCATGATTCTTTTTCCGTTGTTGTTTACTTATCATAAATCAATATATGAAACAAAGTAATTTATACTGTATTTTAGCCGACAAAGGCCTGGGCCTGCACAATTCTGGAAGAACATATCTGTGCTGTCACAGTAGAAAATACCTGGAAGATGCACAGGGTGAGCAGATATATCTAGACACCCACACGTTAGAACAAGCATGGACAAGCCCTACACGCAGAGAAATACAAGAATCGTTGGAAAACAATCAAGAGCATGCCAGTTGTCAGGCCTGCTGGGACGATGAACACGCCGGCAAAAAGTCACGCAGACAGTGGCACAACAGCATGAATCATCCAGTGACTGACCGTGATGATCAACCGCAAATACTGGACCTAAAAATGGGCAACACCTGCAACATGAAATGCAGAACCTGTAACCCAGAAGTGTCCAGTCAATGGTATCGTGAAGATTGGGAATTGGCAGCACAGCCCGCAGAAGGCGTTTCTTACCCAGAGTATCTCAAACGCTGGCGCAGAATTCCTGCCAGTTACAGCGACAACAATCAAGACCTCTGGAACACCATGAGCAAGTGGGTGCCTAATGCAGTGTACATTGACTACTACGGTGCAGAGCCCATGCTGATCAAAAAGAACTTTGACGTGCTACAGGCTGCTGTGGATCAAGGCACTGCAAAAAACATAGACCTACATTTTAGCACCAATGGCACTGTCTGGAATGATGAGTTAGAAAATTTGTTAAAGCAATTTAAACGAGTTTATTTTGATCTCAGCATTGATGACATTGAAGATAGGTGTGGATATGTTCGCTATTCTAGTACCTGGGATCTGGTTTCCGCCAATCTTGAACGATTCCTACAGGCACAACGCACAAACAAAAACTTTCAATTTAGCGTGTGTATCACTGTCAACAGTTTGAATGTGTATTATCTGGATGAGATATTTGATTTCTTTGCAAAGAAAGGGCTGGGCACTAACTTTAACATGTTGCACTTACCATATCAGCTGTGTGTGAAAAGTTTGCCCGATGCTGTTAAAATCGCAATTACTGATAAATTGTCAAAGTATGTGACAGGGGATGATATTGGGCCGTGGCATCAACGCTACTGGAAAGACCATTGTGAAATTGTGTTGAACTTTTTGAATACACCAATGGAAGGACAACAGCATCACTTCCGGGAATTTCATCGTTACACTCGCGGCCTTGATCGTAGCCGTGGACAAACTTTTGAAACAGCCGTGCCTGAATTTGCAGAACTAATTACACCGTGGTTTGCACCGCTTGATCAGTTGCTTGTGGTTGATTCTCCAGTTTCAAAGTAAGAGCCAACAAGATACTATAGCGTGTTTTGTCAGTGCGATTCCAACCATCGTGCCAGGTATTCCAATCGTTGCTGTGTACCCACCCTGCGCCGTAGCCGGTGGTGACACGACGAGGGTTGTGACGATCTGGATGATCATAAAAGCAACTGGCTGAGGCTGGATCGTCACCCTCGGCCAGATATATCATACCAGTTCCTACTAGTCGTCGCATGTCGCAGTGAATACCGTTTTCAAAGCCTGGCAAATCTTTTGTAAATTCTGCATGTAACACAGTATTGGTGCTCATGCGCCAAGGATACATTTGCCAGTTTATTTGTAAGATAGGTTTGTCTCGATACAGGCATTCAATGACGTAATCTTTTACAGAATCCTGCCTGAAGAATTGAGAAATTTGTTGCAACTTAGAGCTTCGGGGACGATGCACTTTAAACCGTTTGCCAGTCCAAGCGTCGTGTTTAACAGCAGTTTCGGCTCCGTATGGTTTCCAATCCTCCTGTTCAAAGTCTGCTATTAACTCTGTTCGGCTCCACGGAAAAGTTGTCTGAACCCGGGAATAGGCATAGTCTTCTGGAAAAATTTCAAACTTAATATCTTGCATACAATCACTTTATGTGTTATACTTACTTATATTACACACCCATGCATAACAAGGAAATTCCATGCCTAATTTAGTACCGATTGTTCTAGAACAAACTGCCAAAGGCGAGCGTAGTTACGATATCTACAGCCGCTTGCTTCGTGACCGTGTGATCATGTTGGACACAGAAGTCAGCGAACATTCAGCCAGTTTGATTGTGGCGCAGATGCTGTTCTTGGAAAGTGAAAACCCTGACAAAGATATTTCGTTCTATATCAACTCACCTGGTGGCGCTGTTACAGCAGGCCTGGCCATTTATGATACCATGCAGTTTATCAAATGCGATGTGCAGACCATTGTATTGGGCCAGGCCGCCAGCATGGGATCAATGTTGGCACAGGCCGGCGCTGTTGGCAAACGCATGGTACTTCCAGAAGCACGTACAATGATTCATCGTGTGAGTTCCGGCACCCCAGGCACACGTGGATCTGTACATGTGCAGGACTTGCAGTTTGAAGATAGCAAACGTGCGTTTGAAGAAAGCGTACGGATAAATAAACGTCTAACCGAACTGTATGTCAAGCACAACACCGCCAACAAGACCTATGAAGAACTGTATGAAACTATGAAGTTTGATACATTCTTAAGCGCACAGCAAGCAGTTGATTTTGGACTTGCTGATAAAATTATTGAAAAACGTGCCTAATAAAAATATTTTTTGCACTAGTCCCTGGTATGAACTACAGATCTACTGGGATGGTAGTCTAGGTTTTTGTTGCCAAGAATCACACAAACTGTACCCGGACAATTTAGGCAAAACTTATAACGTCTCTCAAATGACCATTGCTGAATGGTTTAACAGTGAACCTATGCGGCAAGCTCGACTGGCAATGTTTAGTGATTCACCAGTCAGTTTTTGTAGTCGTTGTTACTATCAGCAAGGAATCAGTGGCACCAGTCGCAGACATAAATGCAATCAAAAGAGCGTTATTTTTACCAAAACAAATTTCTCCAACAGTTACGAGCAAAGTCCTGGCTACGATAAATTTGAATCTAGTAAAAATAACAACGGTGATTATGATGGAATGCCCATAGACTTACACATTGACTTGGGAAACTATTGCAACCTGGCTTGTAAGATGTGCCATCCTCAAGCCAGTAGCACTATTGCCGCGCAAGAAGTTAAATGGGGAAATGCAAATGCACAGCAATATGTAGGAACAGACTGGACTCGTGACAAAGCAGTATGGACTCGTGTGCTCAACGAACTGGTCAATATAAAAGATCTCAATAATGTTCATTTCATGGGCGGCGAGACATTATTAACACCAAGATTTGAAGAGTTTGTTGACCATATGATTCTACATGGCCGCACGGATTTAAACTTTAGTTTTGTATCAAACGGAACCATATTCAATGAAAGTTTGATCAACAAGTTAAAGAAATTTAACCGTGTGGGAATTGAAGTAAGCATTGAAACTATTACCGAACATAACTCGTACCAGAGACAGGGCACTGATACTCAGTTGGTACTGAAAAATATACAACAATATCTTGCACATTGCAACAGATCAAATATAACTGTGACAGCCAGACCGGCTATCAGTACATTGACCATTGGCTCTTATCATACCTTGTTGCGTTACTGCCTTGACAATAAAATAAATGTAAAAAATTTAAATGTAACAAATCCAATTTTTTTAAATCCAATGATATTGCCATTGGCTGTGCGGCATCTGTACATTGACAATTATAAAAACTTAATACACGAATACAACTTAACCAACGACTATACTGTGGACTATAACGAAAGCGACATCAACCAATTGCCGCGCACAATTTTAAGTCAGATTGATCAATGCTTAAACATTTTGACACAGGATCAGTTGCCCAATAGTGAACAGCATTTAAAGGACATGGTTGCCTGGTGCCGACGTTGGGACAATCTATACGGTTACGATGCTAGATCATTGTACCCAGAATTAACTGATATATTGGATCTGCATGGCTACTGAGTACCCGGTAACAATGCGTGTGACACTTGAACCTGTGGGTGAGCCCTGGGTTGAGGTAGATGTAGATGGCCGGGGAAGAATCCAACAGTTAACAGAAACAACTGATTTTGATTTTGATTTTGTTGCAAAAACAGGCCAGTGTTGTTTAAAAGTTGAACACTTTAAAAAAGATGACAACGATATTTCTACTGCGGTGATTGTTAAAGAAATCGGTTTCTTTGGAATAACGGATCCGAAGTTTATATGGGCAGGAATATACTATCCCGATTATCCCCCACACTACCCTAATAAAGCATCTCCATTGACTGGGCAAGGTTACTTGGGGTGGAACGGTGTTTATCAATTGGAGTTTTCTGTGCCTGTGTTTACATGGATGCACAATACACTAAATTTAGGTTGGATTTATCAATAAAGAAATATAATATGACAGATAATCATTAAAAATAACCAATAATATTATCGATAATCCCCGGGTAATACTCAAGTATTACCTTTTTTTGTGGCGTTTTTACCACAAAATACCAGTTGACCCAAAATTCCCGATTTGCTATAATACACTATGAACTTAAAAAAGCAATCACGTAAAAAACGCACCGACCGTACTCACATCATTTACATGATTGAAAGCGGCACAGACTTCTACATTGGCGTCACTGCCAAGACAATGAGCACTGTGAAGAAGAGCGTGTTGGTTCGTTGCAACAAGCACATGTACCGCATGCGCTCGGAAGACAAATCATGGATGCTTTATGAGACCATGCGTGAACGTGGTACTGATTCATTCACTGTTCGTGTTGTGGCTGTGGTGCGTGGCAAAACAGAAGCACACAATTTTGAACGTGATTTGATCCGTACTATGAAGCCCAACCTTAACACTGATGTACGTGGTGTTGCGTAAACGCAACACTTGGCATTTGACCAAAAATTCCCCATTTGCTATAATATAGCATAGTTTAACAAAAAAGGAGTCGTAAATGAAAGCACTGCAAACCTACATTGACAACAAGAACAAATACCAAGCCCTGTTCCGCGGCCAACGCACAGAAGCCCTGTACGAAGTTACCACTGCCGCAGGCCGTCTGCGTGTGGCAGGCATGATTGATTCGGACTTGAGCCCCGAAAACTTGAGCTGTGATGGTGAACTGCCTCGTGCAGTGGTCAACCGTCGCTATCGTGAGTTGACTGCGGCCGCAAAGGATTTGATTAAATTGGATCCCGCAATGGCTCAACACATGTACGAATTTGGTTGACTCGAAATTGCCGATTTGCTATAATATGAACATAGTAAGAAATAAGGAGACGGAAATGGAACAGTTTAAAAGTTGGGAAGAGTTGACACAGTTGGAACAGGCGCAGGCCACCTACTGGGACATGTACAAGGATGCCTACGGTTTCCGTCCCCGTGGTATTGATACCAGTACCTGGACTCTTGAGCAGTTTGATGCAGAGTTTGAAGGACTCGGTGTAGCAATTGATTCGGCAGAACAAGAACGCAAAACAGCCGAAGCTCAGGCCACCGAAGCTTTTGAACGTCGTGTAGCAGAGATGCTGACACTGGGTGCCAAAGATTTAGAAATGGCCATGCGTTGGATCCACGAAGCCGAAGACACAAACGGTGATGAAGACTACCTTGCTTGGACCCTGGGCTTGCCCTACAGATATTTTGCGTAACAAGGACACAGAAATGATTGCAGAAAAAACACAACACAACACACGCCATGGTGGTGCTTACGACCGTGGCTCAGCCGATTCGTACTATAGCCGAGGCCATAACCCTCATTACTATGTGGCTGGTACCAGCACTAGCCTGCGTGTTGAGAAAAAAGATATGACAGTAGAAGAGATTGCGGCCTACACCGCAGGCTTTAACGATAATGAACAGTTTGGTGATAAGAAAGATTGGAACTGATATGAGCAAGATGAGCGATTTAACTGTGGAAATTTCTGACATGCTGGAAGCAGGCTACTTGCCTGTGACAGTGGCTCGACTGTTGGAAATTCCTGTGAACTGGGTTTACGAAACTGCTGACCCAGAAGAAGAACACAGCCCTTTCCAAACTGTGAATTCCTAAGGAGAACACAATGACTAAACTGCAATATCTTTTGTTGAGCATGGTGCTGATCACTGTGTCAGGTTGCGGCACCATGGGTGGCGCTGTGAGTGGTGCAGGTCAAGACCTGTCTCGTGCAGGCGAGTGGATTCGGTCACGATGAAAGTTCTGCAGGAAACTACAGATTGGGGTAACACGGACAGCCCCAATCATGTGTACTTTTTAAACGACAGCCGCGACAAGATGTTTGCATACTTGCAACACGGTTCTGTTCGAATCAAACAGTTTGCCCACCCAATCAGTTTTTACACACGTGGCCGCAAGTTTCGGGAAGTGCCGAATTCCTGGGGATATGAGCCGGGCCAAGCGGCAGAACCCGAAGGCCGCTCATGGACTGTAGCAGGGTCAAAAGGTGCTGAATACACTGTGACAGAACTGAATGGTCAGGTCACGTGCTCCTGTCCCGGGCACAAATATCGTGGCGCATGTAAGCACATCAAGGAAACAGCATAATGTGGACATTACTATTGGTCACTGCAATCAACACCGCACCTGCTCCGGTTGGGACATTCGCAACACAACAGGCCTGCCAAACCTCTGCCAAAGAATGGCAAGTGCAGGGTGTCAAAGCCGGGTGCGTTCAACAGCCGTCGACCGAGGATGCTGTGAAACAGGCCATTGCCATGATGAATGCTTTTATAAACAGCATGCCGAAATAATCCTGTATAATGACAAAAGTCACCGGTTCCGTGGTGATTGTCGACACACTAAAGGTTTAGTATAAAACCACCCCACCGGGTGGTTTCTCGTTAAATACTGCATGGAAAAATCAAACACTTATTGCGTAATGACTCACATGGGTATGGCGTTGCAAAACAACGCAGATTATTGTTGTTGTAATCTCAACAAGGAAAGTTGGAAAGATAACTCCCACGAAGTTATACGTGTTTACAGTCATCCTTTAAAAACAGCCTTCAAAAGTTACACCCGCAAATTGATTGCCACGGCACTGGACCACGGCATCCGTCATGCCAGTTGCCAGACGTGTTGGGATTTAGAAGACGTTGGTAGGACATCGGCAAGAATGGAATACAACCGAAAGTTTGGTCACTTGGAAGCAATAAAAACACAACCTCGTGTGTTGGTGATCAAACCCGGCAACACCTGTAACTTTGCCTGCAGAATGTGTAACCCCATGACCAGTAGCAGTTGGTACAGTGATGGTCATGAATTAGAAAAATCGGATCTTGGCAGTAGCAGTTGGTACAGTGAAGATCAAACTGGGCAGGCTACCACGTTGACTTTTAATGAATACACTCGGACATTTGAAACCATACGCAACAGTTTTGGTCGCAACAATGAAGAATTTTGGCCCACATTAAAAGAATGGATTGGAAATTTTGAATACATCGACATCTACGGTGGCGAGCCCTTCTTGGTTCCGGCCATGTTTGATGTACTAGAGCATGGTGTCACCACTGACGTGGCAAAGAATGTGGCCTTGAATCTCCATACCAATGCGTCAATTCTCAACGAGCAATACGTTAAAATACTGACACACTACAAGCAGGTGGGATTTAACATCAGCATAGATAGCATGCAATCGGAGCAATTTGAATACATCAGGCACAAAGGTGATTTTGAGTCGACTATTGCAAATACAAAAAGATTTGTGGAATTGTTCCGACCACATAGCAATGTTACTGTTAGAATTTCATTGACCATAACCCCACTCAATGTATTTTATGTGGATCAAATTGTGGAAAGCATTAACCGAATCCTTGGCATTGCGGTGAACATAAACATTGTGACCACACCTGAATATGATATTAGGCACCTGCCTGTCCCGGTTAAGACTCTGTTAATCAATAGTATAAAAGATCAAAAGATCAAAAGTTTCCTATCAAAGACCATTCCCGGTTGCGACGTTGAGTGGCCCAAGTTTTGCCGTGCTACCACAAAACTAGATCAATTGCGGGATCAAAGTTTTAGTAAGACTTTTCCCGAGTGGTGGACCATACTTGAACCTCACTGGGTGTACTTGTGACGAAATAACCCTGTATAATGACAAAAGTGACCGATTACTGGGCCTAATTGGCCCTGTTTTGTTGACCGTTCCTTAAATAAATGTACGGGCCCGTCAGGCTTGTTAACTTAAAGGAGTCTATTAAATGGACAAAGCATTCACAGTAGCAGGAAATCTTGTTAGTAACATCACTTCAATTGGTATCAAACTAATTGCAGTCACAGTGGTTCTCCAAATTTTATTTGGCGCCGCAGTACCATTCTTGGGATTGGATGTGATCACTAACATTACCAAAATAGTTGCATCACTTGGTAGTCAAGGCCTAGTTGGCTTGGTTGCAGTGGCAGTGCTGTATTGGAGTTTCAACAAAGCCTAATAGACTCTGAGTCTATCTAATAGAAAGCCACTTCACAGTGGCTTTTCTTTTGGCTTATAATCCGTAGTCAAGTGCTAGAGCATTGTAGTTCTGTTTTATTTGGTCAGCATTTAATGCTCGTCCATATACCGCAGTGACACCAATGTCACCATACCAGAAGTTGTCGAGTCGACCTACGTTTTCAGTTGAACTACTTTGATACTGAGCAAATGTCTGTCCGGCCACAGTTCCTACCGCTTGTCCGTTGAGATAGAAAGTCACTACACCGCCAGTGGTCTGTGTCACAGCAACAATGGCCCAGGTGTCTGCGGGAATTGACACATTGTTACTGAGTCCACCGAAAGTGTTTGAACTGTAATGTATTTGTAAATTGTTCGAAACATCGTGATGTATGTAAGTGTTGAAATTTCTAAGGCCAGTGTTTGTGCCAAATATCCCCCGGTAAAAATCAACTCCGGGAGTCCAAGCACTGGCATTGATTCTTATGGCCGCCATGACAGTTTTGCCAGTGTAGGTTTGATTGTATTTGTTAGAGACAGTGGACGCATACTGTGACCCGGTGCCGTTGAGACTGAAGTAACTGGCTGCGCCAGCACTGGTCCAAGTTGGACTACCAACCAAGGTGGCTGTGTTGTTGTTGCCTGACAGGTCAGTCCATGTGGTTCCAGACCCAGGATAACTGGCAGTGTTTCCTGGATCTAAATACAGTAGCGCACCCGTTGAATTAAACGATGCGTCATACACATTAAATCCTTTTATTGTTACACCCGATATGATCATGGTTGATTCATTAACTAATTTGGATCCAACCGTAACTCACAGTTTGATTTGATCCAGAAGTGTTGTTGATACCAAAAGAGAACACATTGGTATTGGCCACAGCAGGAGAGGCATTGCTGATAGCACCGGCTGTGCCTATGATTTGAGCAGGGATGCTGGTAAACATCAGTATGTTGCCACCGCCTTCATAGTTCCAGGCAAACTGTTGACCTATCACTGGCACGTTGGTATTGGACACACCGACCGTGGCATTGTAGACTATAATACCGTTGGGTATGTTGCCGTTGATCCATAGTTGATACGTGTTGTTGATTGGCACTGTGAAACTGTAGTTGTTGTTGCCTGCAGTCACCGTCCAAGTGCCTTCGGCCCTTGTGACAACATCCACTGGTGTGTTGTTGGCATAGTTCACAGCAAATGTATTGCCAGGTAGTGTAAGATTGCCTGTGTTGTCAAACACAGTTGAATAACTGCCAGCCACCAAGGTCACATTTGGTTGTGTGCCCACAACATTGCCGGTGATTGAAATGTTGCCAATCAAGTTACCGGCTGTAACATTGCCCGAGGTGCTGATTGTATTGCTACCATATGCGGCCAAGAATGTGGCCACATTGGCATTGCCATAACTACCACCTAAACTAACTGCTGTACCATTAGCATAGTTAACTGCGAAAGTATTGCCCGGTAATCTTAAATTACCGGTATTGTCAAAGAGCCAGTAGTTTACTGTAGTTGCGTTATTACCTACAGCAATCAATACATTTCCTTCGCCACCACCTGGGTAATTCATTGCTATTGTTGTAACACTATCGGGTGAGCTTGTATTTGCTGTCCAACCCAGTTGTACAACGGAGTTAGCACCTTCTCCTAGAATTTGTAGAGCGGCATCATATTGAAATATACTTGAACCACTACCGGGCCCTGGTCCAATTACCAAGTTACTTGATGTAGTTAAGTTACCATCTGTGCCAAATGTCCACATAGCATTACTACTATTACCATTATTACTGTTGATCACAACGTTGCCAGTGTTGGCCAACTTCACATACAAGTTATCACTGCCCAAGAACAACTCAGTTGTATACAAGTTTCCACTGGTCAAGTGAATGTGATCACCGTCGTTTGCTGTTGGATATATTAATAACTGTTGATTGGCAGTAGTTCCACCCGGTGGTTTCAAAGCAATGGCACTGCCACTAAGTGCGCCGTCCGGAATGTTGGTTTCATAAACAACACCACCCATTGGCAAGGTCAAGTTACCGGCAGTGTCAAAGTTCCAGGTCTTTGTGCCACTCACATTACCGGCCTGTATGGCCACGTTGCCATCCAGTAACACAGCAACATTGGCTTCTTCATCTGTGCCCAAAATTACATTGCCGCCACCACCGCCGGCTGCCACATGTATGTCCGCGGCACCAGTCAAGTAAATATTTAAATATTCACTGCTTTGATCATTTGGTTGTAGGTTTAGGTTGCCTGTGCCAATGATGTTGACATCACTGAATGTGACATTACCAGTGTTGGCAGTTGAGATGCCAGTTAGTTGTGATCCATTGCCAATGAAGTAATCAGCAGTGACGTTGCCGTTGACCACAGCATCGCCATCTATTTCTACGCCATCTTGTATTAGAACAACAGTGCTGTCGTCACTGCGGATCACGTTGACTGAAAGGTTGCCAATTATATTGGTATCATGCAGGTCGCTGCTGCCATTCACACTTAGGTATCCACCTGTGCTGAATCCTGTGCCAGTTTGTATCACACCACTGGCCACAACTTGGGCACTGGTCAACAAGTTGCCACCAGTTACGTTGCCTGTTGCACTCAATGATGTCAACACGCCAACACTGGTAATGTTGCCTTGTGCGGCTGTGGTCACTGTGCCGGCTGTTGCGGCTGACCCAGATGACGTGGCATAAGTGGCATTGGCCACTGTACCGCTTACATTGGCACCTGCTGTGCTGGTCAATGTGGATCCGTTGCCAATGAAGTATCCGCCCGAAATATTGCCAGTGGTTACAATTGTGTTTGATCCAAATCCGGCCAACAAGGCAACCACATTGCTGTTGCCGTATGGTACTGGTAGTCCGGTTAGTTGTGATCCATTGCCAATGAAGTACGGGGCTGTGACGTTGCCCACAGCACTTAGCCCAATGTTCATGGTCCAGACATTGCCGGTGCTATTGTATAGTAATGTGGCTATATTATCACTAGCACCAACTGTGATGCCAGATCCTGTGGCAGCGTTGGCTGTGTTGGCTGTGTTGGCCAACTGAAGGGTTTTGGCATCTGTCACAAGGTTACCAATTTGCACAGTGTTGCCGGTCACAGTCAAATTGCCTCCCACTGTGAGATCGCCGTCTACAGTGGTGCCATTGGTGACATTTAGATACTGTGTGTAAACAGTGCTCCAGCGTTGGGTGCTACTGCCCAGGTTACGCACATTGGCTTGGTTGGGCACAATGTTCACATTGCTCTGTACCACGCCCACACCATTGGGCGCCAACACCAAGTTTCCATTGGTGTTTATTGTTAAAACAGTGTTGTTGGCAATTCTAACATTGGAACCTACCGGTCCGGCTGTGTAGATTTCTGTAAAATTGCTATTGGTTTCGGTAAACGCAGTGCGTAGTGGGTCGCCGGTACCATCGTTGGCTGCCGCACCTGTGTTGATAATTTGTTGAGCCATTTGGATCCTTATTAGCCTTTTCTATTATTTATGGCAACATTGCTATTCAAAACAGCTTGTGCATCTTGCGTTTTTGTAGTACAATAGATACATGCTGTACGGTACAGCTAATGTTTATATTACTTAAGAAAGGTAACATTTTATGCGTTTTAATACTGAAACCAAAACTTACAAACTGTTCTCTGCTCTTCACTCCGGTGAGACAGTGACTGCCAGCCAAGCTGCCAAGCGTTTTGGCATCAAGAACATTTCTGCAGAAGTGTCACGTATCCGTCAAAGCGGTTTTGCAGTGTATGCAAACTCACGCAAGGCAGGTAACGGCGTTACTGTTACAGAATACGCAATTGGCAAGCCATCACGCAAGTTGATTGCCGCTGGTTACAAGGCCATGGCTTTAGGTTTGGTCTAATACTAGACTCGCTGGCTCGTTCACAAGAGCCACACCAAAAAAACCACTCGCCCCGGGTGGTTTTTTATTGACTTTTTATTCTGCTTGTAGTATAATTGCACAGTAAAGGAGTAGCCAATGCTTTTAAAACTTTTAGATCGTTTGGGACGCAAACGCATTGTGATGGATCGTGTTGAAAATGAACCTTATCTGGAACGCTACTATGTGTTTCTTCGAGAGCGCAAACGTTTTCCGTTCAACATATTTCTGCACAAGTTCTTGAAATCTGATCCGGATGATGTACACGATCATCCCTGGCCCTATGCTACACTTGTACTAAAAGGTGGCTACTGGGAATGGACTCCGCGATTTGATGACAAGGGCAATAAAATTACAGAACTTGTGCGCTGGTGTGGACCTGGAAGTTTCCGTTGGGCCAGTGCCAATACATATCATAGAATAGAACTTGATCCTAGTGTGACCTGTTGGACCTTGTTCATGCCCGGCATCAAACAACGTGAATGGGGATTTCTGGTTCGTAATCAATGGATACAGTGGGAAGAATACCTAAAACAAAGGAAGTCAGTATGAAGTGGTTAAAGCGACTGATTTGGCAGTGGAATCTGGAAGGTCGAGAACTGCTTGAGTACAGCAATTCAAAGCCAATGACCGGTAGACTTGCTATACGTAGCGGTGGCGGTGATATTGACTCAGACGAAGGGCTCAACATCACTGTGCGAAAAGCCATTGGCGGCAAGATTGTATCATTCCGCAACTACGATAATAAACAGGATCGTACCAGCTACAAACTGTATGTGGTATCAGACGACGTGGATTTTGACAAAGAACTGGGCAAGATGATCACACTGGAATCAATGCGAATGTAAATACGCATGAGAGACTTGACAACCGGCACAATACACTATATAATAACACATAATGCGCCTGTAGCTCAGGGGTCAGAGCAGGGGTCTCATAAACCCTTGGTCGTTGGTTCAAAACCAACCGGGCGCACCAATTTTAAAAACAGTATGGACGAAATAATTAATTTTCTAATCAACTTTGCAGTGGTGTACTTTTTGGTACGCATTGTATTTAGGTTAATTGCCCAACGGCTAGAAAAACAAATTGTGCATGTTGAACACGCAGTTCAATCCGAATATGTGATTTTAGATCTAGAACACATTGACAATCAGTACTTTTGTTACGATACCCAAACTAAAGATTTTGTGTGTCAAGGCCGGGATTTGGAAGAAATACGCAAACGGTTCTGTGAACGGTTCCCTAGCAAAAGTGCCGCAATTTACAATGGCGACGAGTTAGCTGTAAAAGTTCTCAAAAATTAATCGAAAGAACTCAACAAAGAGCAATCGTTAATATGACTAAATCATGTGACCTTAAAGGTCGCCAAAAACTTTTTTTCTTACATCTAGGAACTACTGCATCATGTTGCAAGGCCTATAGTGACCCATTGACACAATACAAGGATTTTGATCAACTTACTGCACACTGGAATAAAGAAAAAAATCAACTAGAGCAAGGCAATCAAATACCATCTTGCAATGTGTGTTGGAAACACGAAGCACAAGGACATCAATCTTATCGGCAATTAAAAAAACTTGATAATGAAGGCGATCAGATTGAATTGTTCTTTGATAATACCTGCAATCACATGTGCAGTTATTGCAGTCCAAAATTCAGTAGTGAGTGGCAAAACAGCATTATCAAAGACGGATTGTTTCCAAAAGTCAGTCAGTCAACCAACCAAAATTTTGAAATCAAATTAAACACTGTGGATCATCAGTATTGGATAGATCAAATACACCAATACATCCAACAACAACCAGCCAATACAGTAGCTGTAAAATTGTTAGGTGGCGAACCATTGATGCAAATCAAACAATTGCAAAAGTTGGTAGAATTTAACAGCGATAGAATTAGACAATTACGCATCAATACCAATCTCAATCCTCCTAACAACAAATTTCTAATATGGTTATTGGAACATGTACCATCAGATCGACTGCATTTTGACATAAGTTTGGATGCCACACCAGAGTTTAACCATGTGCCAAGAGCAGGGTTTGACCAACATAAATTTTTAGAAAACTTGGAGTTGATTCAAAAATATCAAGTGTCGTACCGATTCCTAAGTGTAGTCAGTGTGTTGAATATATTTGATTTACCCGATTTTTTCAGTTGGGCCAAACGCAAGCATCACATAATACAATGTCATGCACTTAACAATCCTGATTGCTTGGATGCTCGGTTGATTCCGGCCCAATTCAAACAGCAAATTGATTCCACAGTATTGCCAGATTTGGTACAAGATATTTTAAAACCTTCTGACATATTGGTTGACATAAAATTGTTTGAGCAGTATAATTACTTGACAGAATATTTTCGAAGAACACACATTGATCCTGCACAAACATCTAACCAGTTGTTTGGGCAGTATTGGAAATGGCTAACTGAAAGATTCGCATGATCAACTATGAGGAGTCGGCAGACAGATGGCAACAGATCACAGTAGATATTTAAAGTGGATTCGATACAGTGGTGCCAGTGTGATTGTCACACTGAATCCGCTACACTGGCGTTGGGTTCCTCGAGCACGTCATGAACGTGGTGTAGAGTGGCCCAGCCCTAACGAAAACACCTACCGGGTGTCGTGGTTATTTTTAACTGTCCGAGCATGGATAGACAACGGAGATTGGTAATGGCAGCACAGATGAAATTGTCACGACGACAGTTGGAACAAGTTCTTACAATGTTGTCTTTGAACACCAGAGTCAACTCTGTTCGATTTGTTGAACAATCAAAATCTGGTATTGGGCCAGATGTTACTGCGTATTTTTATGATGATAGAAATGTGCCGCAACACGAAATGGACATCACTGATGTCAACACTTGGTAAAGGAATAGTATGAAAGTTTATATCGGTAAGTATCGCTATCATTGGTTCAGTCCATACACTTGGTTTGACCATGTGTTTTTCTGGACTGATTGGTCAAAATGCGGTCGTTGGGGCACTCAACAGGCATTGGAAGATCACAGTCGAGAAAAGTCTGCATTTGTAGATCGTCCGGACTGGTGCGAACGTTGGGCAGACCGACTTGAACCCATCAGCAAAGGCATCATGTGGGTGCTGGATCGAATCCATCCTAAAATTGACTATGTGAAGATTGACAAATGGGACACTTGGAGCATGGATCATACCTTGGCTCAGATTGTGTTGCCCATGCTGAAACAACTGCAGGCTACCAAACATGGCAGCCCCTTGGTGGAAGATGAGGATGTGCCCGAAGGCCTTGGTCTACGCAGTACCGAAGCACCGCCCAAAGAAAATGAGTGGGACACTGATGACAATCTGCATCTTCGTTGGGAATGGGTCATGAACGAAATGATCTTTGCGTTTGAGTGCAAAGTGGATGACTCTTGGGAAGAACAGTTCCGTTCCGGAGAACACGATACAGTGTGGGTGCCTGTGGACAAAGACCACAACGAAGTGCCCAAAGGTGAACACAAGTTTTGGCAAATGAAAGATGGTCCTAAAAATACCTACAAATGCGATTACGATGGCATGCGAGTGGTAGAAGCACGTATACAAAATGGTTTCCGTCTTTTTGGCAAGTACTACCAAGGACTTTGGGATTGACACACAATAACATATATGTTATAATTGGTGACCTTAACTACGATAGTGTCAATGTTTGATTCAATGATCCGTGAACTGCTTACACAACAGACTCCCAAAGCAGTCAGTTTGCCAGTGGCTGCCGACGCTTATGCTGATTGGAAAAAGCTATACACCTTTGACGGCTTAAAAAATCAACGTTACGGTCAGAGTTTTTGCAATCACTTTAAAATCCAAGATCATAGAATATACTATGAGCCGGACTGGCAACGCTGTGATGAAATAATACAGCGTGACTGGTTAATTAAACTACATACAGAATGACAAGATTAACAGGACGAGTGGAAAAAGGCTGGGGGTCTGAGGAGATCTGGGCTACCAACGATCGCTACTGTGGCAAGCTGATGCACTTCCGCACTGGTGCCAAATTCAGCATGCACTTTCACGCAGAAAAAGATGAATCGTGGTATGTGCTCAGTGGGCATTTCCAAGTTAGATTTATTGACACTGCCACAGCAGAAGAATATTTAGAAACACTAGCACCCGGAGACACATGGCATAATCTGCCATTGGTGCCGCATCAACTGGTATGCATGGAAGCCGGCACCATTATAGAAGTTTCAACGCCTGATTCAGTGGAAGATAATTATCGTGTAGGCAAGGGTGACAGTCAACAATGAGAACAGTGTATTTAGACATGGATGATGTGATTGCAGACTTCAAAGGTTATGCTGTCAGTGTGCTTCGCAAAAAATCTGAAGATGAACGTTGGGCCTATGAAGAATGGACCAGACTGCGTGACAATCCCAGGCTGTACAGAGACCTTAACAAAACCACCGAGGCCGACAGCATTGTTGTGGCCTGTCGAGAAAAGTGTAAGAACAACAACTGGAACTTGATGTTCCTGACTGCTGTGCCCAAAGGCAACGATGTCAAGTGGGCATTTTATGACAAGGTAAATTGGGCTACTACACACTATCCGGATATTCCTGTTATGTTTGGACCCTACAGTCATGACAAGCATGTTCATTGTAAGTTAGGTGATGTGCTGATTGATGACCGTACCAGCAACTGCGAAGAATGGCGTCATGCCGGCGGTGTTGCTATTCAGCATCGTGGAGATCTTGACAAAACATTAACGGAAATAGATAAACTATGACCCGGGTTGTTGTGAATGGTACATTTGATATATTGCACGTGGGACATATACGATTGCTCCAGACTGCAAGGTCATACCCTAACTCATACGTGTTAGTACTACTGGACACAGATCGTCGCATACGAGAACTCAAAGGTGCCAATAGGCCCATACACAACGAACTGGATCGTTGTACCATGATGTTTGCACTGAAGTCAGTTGACCGTGTGGAAACATTTGACAGCGATGAAGAACTGACACAGTTGATTAAAAACTTTGATCCAGATGTAATGGTCAAGGGCAGTGACTACAGAGACCAGCCAATCATTGGTGCAGAGTACTGTAAGAAGATACATTTTTATGACAGATACCGTGACTACTCCACAACCAACACCATTCAAAATATTGCTCGTAGGGGATAACTGCCGAGACGTGTATCAATTTGGGACTGTGGATCGCATCAGTCCCGAAGCTCCTGTGCCGGTGTTTGTGGCAGGCCACACAGAACAACGTGACGGAATGGCTGGCAATGTCAAGAATAATTTAGAAGCACTGGGCTGTGCTGTGGATTTTCTTTTTGATAGAATATCAAAAAAGACTCGATTGATCGACAGTCGTAGCAAGCAACAAATTGTACGCATTGACGATGATGCAGATTGCCATCCTGTCACTGTCAACACTGATCTAGATTATGATGCCATTGTGATCAGTGACTACAACAAAGGCACAGTCAGCTATGAACTCATTGAACAATTACGAAAACAGTTTGCAGGTCCTATTTTTGTTGACACAAAGAAAACTGACCTGGCTAGACTAGAAGGGTGTATTGTAAAAATCAACCAACTTGAATACAATCGCATTACTAGTGCGTGTACAGATTTAATTGTGACACTAGGCGATCAAGGTGCCAGATGGAACCAAATTCATTTCACATCCAAGCGTGTGGAAGTTGCGGATGTGTGTGGTGCAGGCGACACCTTTCTGGCTGCACTGGCCTACAAGTATCTTGTTGACCGCAGTATGTCACAGGCAATAAATTTTGCCATTCGAGCCAGTGCTGTTACTGTGCAACACATTGGCAACTATGCCCCAACAACAAAGGAAATAGCATGAATATATGTGTTGTGGGCGGTGGCGGTGCTGAAGGCCGGTTTGGAAGAGATTTTTGCGATCGTGCCCGACAAGATGGACACACTGTGTATGTACTGAGTCATCGCCCCAGTGCAGAAAACAACAGTCAACACACCTGGGTGAACTTTGATGTAGTAGCAGATGTAGTCTCAGCATTTGAACAACTGACAGCCGAATTGGAACACATAGATATTCTTATATACAACTCCAAGCCCGAGCAAGAATTTCCAGGACAGCCCGGAGATTTTGTATCAGACAGCCGTGGCAATCCTCGGCTATGGCACAAAACAATCGACGGGTATGCAGTGTTGCCACATCTATTGAGCATTTCTGCATTGAAAAAAATGACCAACACTAGTAAATTGGTTTTTTTGGTGTCAGGTCTGGCAACCAATTTTGATCGAGACTACTACACTCATTGTGTTGGCTATGCCACTGGCAAGGCCGCACAGGCTTTTCTCATGTTGGCGTTTGCCAACCATAATGATCGTGGAGCAATATCAACAGCAGTGTCTCCACATTTTGACAATCCAGATACTTACAAAAATATATTTGACAATACCTATCGGTATATATTGAATATGGATCATGAACAAAATGGAAAAATTAAAAATTTCCACCACTAACTATGAAAATACTACTTACAGGTTATAAGGGCTTTATCGGCAGCCACATGTTTCGGGCACTAGAGGCACATGGTCATCATGTCTCTGTTTACGACTGGGGCGAGATACTGCCGTCTGTGATGGAACAGGATTGGGTGATCCACATGGGCGCCATCAGTTCAACCACTGAGCGAAACATTGAAAAAGTCATGCAACAAAATGTGGACTTTACTCAGCAACTGTATCAAGCATGTCATACTTTTGGCGTGAACTTTCAGTATGCCAGTAGTGCCAGTGTGTATGGATTGGTCAGCACATTCAGAGAAGATGCCGAACTAGATCCACGCACTCCGTATGCCTGGAGCAAGTACTTGACCGAACGTTATATACAGAGACATCCAATGGGTGCAAGAGCACAGATATTTCGTTACTTTAATGCGTACGGACCCGAAGGTGAAGAACACAAAGGCACACAGGCCAGCCCATATGCACAGTTCAAACGTCAAGCAGAAGAAACTGGTAAAATACAAGTGTTTGAAGGCAGTGATCGATTCCTGCGTGACTTTGTGCCTGTGAGTAAAATTGTCGAAACACACTTGAAATTCTTAACAGTAAAAGAAAGCGGTATATGGAATGTGGGCACAGGCCAGCCCCGAAGTTTTATGGCCGTGGCCGAACAGTTTGGAGTTCCTATTGAAACTGTTCCTATGCCGGCAATTTTAAAAGATTCCTATCAAAAGTACACCTGTGCTGACATGACCCGATACAACACCACTGTGAGTACGCTATGAAATCACTGTACTTTGCCTATGGCGCCAACATGCACCCAACCGCAATGAAGATGCGTTGCCCGGCAGCAGTTCCATTGTGCCAATTCAATTTGCTAGATTGGAAATTGGAATTTTATAACCACGCCACCATTGTGCCCCAAGCCGGTTGCTATGTGCCAGGTGTGCTGTGGGAAATCACTGAAGATTGTGAATACGCATTGGATGCGTACGAAGGTTATCCAACCTACTATGTCAAGCGTGATTGGTATCAAGGCGATAGGGATTTTTTCTTTTATGAAATGACTCCAACTAACAGGTCCGGATCACCTGGCAGCAGTTATGTTGCCAACATTGCTGACAGTTATCGACACTGGAATATACCCAGCGACGTGTTAAAGGCGGTTGCATATGAAAACTACGCTGACCAAGCGGCCTAAGACTTTTAGTTTTGAAATTCGAGACGCCGACAGTTTCGGGCACAGTATCTCAATAACCAAACCATTTGGATCACTTGATTCGGTGATAGACTGGGCCAAGACCGAACTCACAGAAGAATGGCGCTGGCAAGTGGTACGCACCAGTTCGGATCGTATGCCAGGCACCTACGTATTTTACTTTGATTCTGAATCGGACTATTTGGCATTCACAATGAAATTTGCCTGATGTGTTGACAAACAATTTAGAGTTTGCTATACTACAAGCAATCTTACAAAGGTGTTAGAATGCCATCCATTAACGGACTTACATATTACCAAAAAGACCTGCTTGACTGCATGTGGGAAATTGATACTCCTGAGGAATTTCAAGAATGGTACCTTAATCTCGACCACTACGATCAGAAAGAAGTAGACCTGTTAAAATTGATGCTGGTGTATGATCTACTAGACGAAGTGTACAATCTTGACCAAGCACGTGAAGTGATTGATCGAGTAAAATGAACCATCAATTTGTAATCATGTGGGACTGCAACGGTCTTGAATACATTGGCGACATCACAGCAGACGATCAACGAATGATTGTGGAAAGCCTTCGAGGCAACAACAGTCCACGTCGTGCTTTGGCCAATCCGTACCATCTGCGACTTAGAGCACAGTTCAATCCACAACGCCACTACGAGATTTACATTGTGGAAGCCACTGACGGCATCACAGAGGCGGATATTCGCGACATGTTCGAAGCTGATCCGCAGACGGCCGCCGACACCATTCGCAGACTGGGCACGGTGTTCTACAGTGACCGTGCTACAAAAAAGGTAGCGATTGTCTAGTCAACTTTGCCAAAGTCATCGACTGCTCTTGGCATATAGCGTATAATAAATTTACTCCAGGTTGATCGGAGTCACTCGCCGGCCCCCAGTGCAATGCTGGAAGCGAACACACAGCGAGTCCAGCGATAGTATCAATGGTAGCTAATGGCAGAATCGGTCTGTACATTGGCAACGGCAGATCAGCAATTTCTACTAGGAAATTACAAAATGGACTACAACAACCAACCGCCTGGCGGCCAGGGAAAGCTACGTGCTTTGCTTGAAAGCCTAAAAGAAGATCAAGCCAAACTTGACAACCATCCCATCTACAAGGAAGGGTACGATGACGGATTCCTTGCCGCACAAGAAGCACACAGGACCCTGACCAAGGCTCTGGCCAAGGTGTATTGTATTGATTTGTGGAGTGCTGAATGAAAAACAAAATAGAAAGAATTGTCGAAAAAGAAGACGGCAGAGTCTTTATTGTGAGTAGTGGCAATACTGCGCCTGTTGGTTTACCTCAAGAGGTCATTGAAGATCTTGTAGCAGAAGGAATGGATCGAGAGGCAGCAGAGAATATCAAAACCAAAGGAGTCGGCATCAGGATCATGCGAGCCCCACACATGGAAACTGATGTGCCAGTAGATGACACTACCAAGGATTTGATTAACCGGATACGGGACAAAAAGTAGTCAAAATTGCTTAAAAATTAAGCATTAAAATGTGGCTTTTTAGCCACATTCTTTTGGTTGACTCAATATTCCCCGTTTGCTATAATACTTGTATAGTAATTAAAAAGGTGTCCCGAATGACCCAACAAGAATTTGAAAGCGACGTTAGCTATCTGGTGCGTCCGTTGTTGAACGACAACGAACACGCAGGATTTTTTGGTGATACTGGTACGTTGTTTGCCGCTTGCTCAGAAGAAACCGCTCGCAGTATTTTCCACACATTGAGCCGTAAATTTGGACTAGGAAAAGTGCAAATCAACGGCCCCATCAACGGCGAATATGCTTACGATTTTGTTTGACTTTTAATTTCCAATTTGTTATAATAATAACTGTTTAATGCACAAGGAATCCAAGTGAAAGATCCTATAGAACTATTTTGTACACAAGACACGAATACTAAAGAATGGCTTGTTTGGTTTCCGCATCCGCTTGGAGGCATGAACGTGTTAGAAACGTTTCTCAACGAAATCGACGCCCGACGATTTTGGCAAGAACAAATTGACTCAGCATCGATTTGATAACAATATAGTATAAAAAAAGAGACCTTAGACATGGCAAAATATTTTAACAATGATGAATTATCAGATCTTAACGAAGCTCGTAAGCGTATATTTGTTGAAAGAGAATTAATTTACAAAAAATACGGAATAGATCTATTAGATACTGACTCAATGAGTTCATTGTCAATCTATGAGATTGTTAAACAATACGATTCTGATTACAACATTAACTTCTCAAGGAACGGCGAGGATGCTATTTCTAATGGTGTACTAGTGGAGCAAAAAGCTACTAAAATTGATAATGATTTTACTAAAACTGGAAAAATTCGTAAGAATGCAGGCACTGATGCACAATTTCAATTTCACGCAAACGGAGATATTATACACTCACGATATGTATTAGTAGCAAGACGAAAAGAAAATTTAGACATTGTGAGGATATACGATGTAAGCAGTCAGCACGGTTGCAAAGTAATTCAGACACACTTAGAAGCCGAACGCGACAAATGGCGTAATAAGGGAATGGATCAGAAGAGAGATGTTATTTTGCTGCCGGAAAAATTACTGCTATCGTTGCCATTGATAAAAAAAATTACTATTAGCGGCGTTAATGTTCGCTTATCTTAAAGAATAATTAATTTAACGTAAATACTATTTTAAGGAATACAAATGAATCATAGATTTGAGCTAGGAGATTGTTTTGAAAAACTAAAAACAATTCCTGACAATAGTATCGATATGTGCCTAACAGATCCTCCGTATTTTATTGACGGACTCGGCGATGAGTGGGATACCGACGATATTGAAAAGCGTCTCCCCACAAAAAATGGCACAATTAAGTCTCTCCCAAAAGGGATGAAATTTGATCCGGCACAAGGGATTCGCTTTCAAGAATTCATGGCAAAGTTATCAATCGAAATCATCAGGGTACTAAAACCCGGAGGTTTCTTCATATCCTTTAGCCAAGCTCGTTTATACCACAGAATGACCATAGCAGTCGAAGAGTCTGGATTTGAAATTAGAGATATGCTAGGTTGGACCTATAGTGGACAGGCCAAAGCATTTAGTCAAGACCATATTATTCGTAAACAAAAAAATATGACCGACGCCGAAAAGGATGCTTTAATTAAAGAATTAGAAGGGTGGAAAACCCCGCAACTAAGACCATGTATTGAACCAATGTGTCTAGCACAAAAACCAACTGAGGGAAAGTACATCGACAACTGGCAAAAATGGGGTGTAGGACTAATGAACACTGCTACAAAATTTGATAGTCAATTTCCTGGGAATATTATTCCTGTATCAAAACCGTCAGTTAAAGAAAAAGGTACGTTTAATAATCATGTTTCAGTGAAACCTGTAGAGCTATGCTCTCATTTAATCAAATTGTTTTCGCAAACAAATGCTACTATTTTAGATCCGTTTTTGGGGTCAGGCACTACTATGATAGCCGCCGAACTGGCAGGACGAAATAGTATTGGATTTGAAATGAGTCCAAAGTACTTTGAAATTATTAAAACTCGTTTGGAGTTGACATTAAATCCGCCACCGGAAATAGCAAAGCCAAAAAAATCTAAAATGATCCAAATGGCAAATCCAAACTTGCTAGAGTTTGACCAATAACCCATAACCTGTTATACTTGTTTGTCTTTAACTTTTTGGAGTAAAAATTATGACTCGACCCATTGTGTCTAATCTAATGGCGAATCCGTTTGCACCAGCACCCAAGGCAGTTCAAACACCAATGGTGTCAACTGGCAACATCTATGATCCACTGGTATCTCGTGCCATGGCCATTGCCAACGAAGATGACATACAAGAGGCCATAGCAAATCTTCGAGCACGACTGCAAGGTGAACAGTACACACAAGAACATTTTGGCCGGCTTGAACTACAGCCTGCCAGCCTGGTTGACATCAACATTGACATTCAACGCCTGTTGGAAATTCCACACATTGGTAAAAATATCATTGAGTTATTTGATCCCAGGATCATGCAACCACTCAATGTAATTTACATCAAAGAAACTGGTCGATACAGTGCCTGGGAGGGTCAACAAAGTGGTACTGCCTTTGCACTAATGATGCACTTTGGATTGATCTCTCCTGATACACTGATACAATGTAAAGTTGTGGATGACGACCTTCGAGTGCCAGGGTCTGACTTGGTAGGCGAAGCAGTGGGCAATCTTGGTTTCCGTTGTATCAACTACAAAGGACGTAAAGAACCAGATTTATTTTACATCTACCGCAGTATGGTCAATGGTGTGCGTCTTTACAACAGCACCCTTACTGAAGATTTACAGGCCAACGAAATACAAAATACATTGCAGGCCCATAACATGTTTGCGGCACCGGGTCTCGAAGCAAGAGGGCAAAAAGCCAAGCCGGGTATGATCACCCACATCAGTAGCTTGTTGAAACTGGCCGGACATGGCACAGATAATTTTGACGTGGCCAAAGCAGACTTGGATTGGGTGCTGGCCTGGCACAACAAATACTATGCCAGTGAAAAAGGTGTGGATGGCGGCTATCTAATTACATTTGGTAGGTTTGCCACACTGTGCCGTGAACAGGACATAGAAATTACCAAAGAACATGAGCTTGAATTTTATCAACACATGAAACGTTATGGTTCCCCTAAGGCATTCCACCAAGATTGCAAAACACGATACAAAAGAATGTTTGGCGGGTGGTCTGATGCTTGTCTGCTGCCAATCTGGCATAAAGATTACATGAAACGCGGTGGAACTTTGCCATTGCCGACAATCAAGAACTACAATGAATACAAATCTCTCTGACCCGTATCATTTCTACCTTTGGCGTCATCGCTATGTGGATGATGACACTGACGCTGTGATTTCTCGTACCTGTTTTGGTATCACTACCAATTTGGATTCTAGACAAAATGGGTATGAAGGCCATGTGGGTCATGCTATAAAGTGGGCCGGAGTTTGGTCCGGGCCCGAGCGTCAAATACGTGAACTGGAGCATCGTCTCAAAACAGCATTTAGAGATTATCTTTTTGCTGGGCACAATGACTATGTTTACGAATGGGTGGATGAAACTGTGCCATTTGAAAGCATACAAAATTGGGTTGAGTGGGAAGTTGAAAACACTTTTGCTGACATTGTCAAACTGAGTGTTGTATAAAAACAACACTAAAATTGCTTAAAAAAATAGACAGTTTTCGGTTGACCAATTATTGCCATTTTGCTATAATTACAGTATGAAAAATGCAACATTATCCCGTCCCGAACTCCTGAATGAGTTTGAAGTAATCCAGGTAGCAGACTACATGGAGCAAAAACACCCTGATTTACACTACACAATGGCACCGGGAAACGAGTGTATTTGGGTGTACTACCAAAGTATTAACTTATATTTCGTGTTTAGAGCTGGAAAAATCGCTGAAATCCAGGTGGACTAAACGGTTGACCAAATATTCCCATTTTGCTATAATAGAAGTATAGTAAGTAAAAAGGAGCTCAAAAATGTCATACGTAATCGTAGCCAAAGGTACTGGTTTAATCGTCACAGACGGTCCCAACCAAACCCGTGCATACAAAACTTTTGGTGCCGCTAAAGCCACCCGCACTCGTCTCTGCCGCAAAGCAGGTTGGAACGAAAGCCAACTGAACATTGTGGCTCGTGCAACCTACACTGCACCTAAAATCACTGTGAAGAACATGATGACAGGCAAGTCTGTGGAAATTGATGCTGACACACCGTGGGCTTGCCGAGTTGACAGCGAAGCATTTTGGAGCAACTGATATGATGCACAAAAACGTACAAAAACTCATCAACGATTATCAGGCAATTCTGGACCGGGATCCCTTGGATCAGATGGAAGACACACAGAGTATTCTTGCTCGCTTTGCTCAACAGTTGGCCACAGAGCTAGGCGAAATCGTAGTAGCAAGTCCGTTCAATGAAGGTACTCGTATGTACTTTGACGAGAAGATTGCTCGCTATGAGATTAAAAAGAGTGTGGGTTTGGTTGACTAATAAAGTCCAATTTGCTACAATACTTGTATAGAAATTAAAAAGGATTTCGAATGATTCTAGACTTAAACATGAGGCCCATGGTGAGCTTCAACTGCGCAGATCGTAACCATCGTAGATGGTTCAATGAGTTCCAAAAAAATCGCACCTGGGGTAAGTGTCCAGTTCGCTTTGCAGTGCCAGGCGACAGCCATGGGGGTGACTTGGTAGCAACTATCCAAAAAACTCTGTTGGCGTATTACGTTTCCAAAGAGTTCATTGCATCCAGGTCTCTGCCCAAAACAAAGGTAAAAATATCATGAAATTAATTATAGGATTTGTATTGGGATTAGTTGTGGCCAGTGTGGGCTTCTCAGGCATTGCCCGTATGTTGGACCGTGGCGTCCAAACTATCCAAACTCAAAGTCAAGAATTGGCCAAGTGATTTTGGCAAACCAGAATACACTTTGTGGTTGACAATCTAAACAAGATCAACTACAATATGTATATGTTGAGCAGTAAGGCACAACATTTTTTTAAACTTAGATAGGCAACTTTAAAAGGCAACATTATGACAGAAAAACTCTTTACAGTAGCAGGTACCGCAACTAACGCTGATGGTACAACAAAGGCTCGTTTTGCTAACGACTTGGTGGCTCGCATCAAGATCCTCAACAAGGCCAAATGCACTGCCATTAACTTGGTAGAACTGCCCTCGCCCATGACAAAACTGCAGGCTCTGCAGTTCTTGCAGGACACACAGGGCTACACAGGTGACGCCAGTTACGCTGTGGCTAACAAATTGGCCGAGAAAACCAAAGTCGCTAAAAAAGGCGAAGTTAAGATCTCTGCCAAGAGTGCCAAACCTTCCAAGGCCAAGAGCACTGTGACTGCCGAGCAGTTGGTAGAAGCTGCCAAAGTCTAAACAACTTGGGCACAAAACAAAGCGGCTCCGGCCGCTTTTTTTATTAAGTGTTATAACTAATACTATGCTAGAAGACGAAAAACTAGATGAAGACATCCGAGCACATGTGCTGAGTTTAATGTATGTACTTTATGAATACGGATTACGAGACGTTCACATGGGAGGCCTGTTGCGCATACTGGGAGTGCCGGATGCAGTGGCGTCGGGGTTTGATGACAAGGTATTGGGATTAGATGCTGACTTTGCTAAGTATATGAACGACATTCAGTCGGGCAGAGACTTGAGCCAAACACTACATTGATGACCGTAACTTCCTACAAAAGCAATACCGCACTTTATATCATAGCACTGAGAGATGATGATGCCAAAAGCAAACTCACCAAATGGGTAAACTCCAAACCAAATGCGAGTGCCCGAGTTGAGGAGCATCGTCTCCAAATTTACGATCAAAACACACTAAATCTTTTTGTAGTTTCTTGGACTCACAGCATGAGCAATCTTACAGTTTGGGACTGCTGGAATCGGCGACATATCTACTTAGATTAGTTGACACACAGAAAAAAATGCTGTATACTGTACACAGTGTTAAGTAAACACGTTATAACTTTTTAAGGAACAAATATGACACAACATGAACAAATCGTAGCCGCTTATGAATCTTACCTCGCTGAAAACGAGAAGTTTACTGCCAAGGGTGTTAAGGCCGCTGCCGCCCGTGCCCGCAAAGCATTGCAGGAAATGAGCAAAGGCATCAAAGAACGCCGCAAAGAAATCACAGCAGAAAAAGAAGCCCTGGCCACTGCTGCCAAGTGATACAATGAACACACGGACTTTGAAAGTGATTGAAGATCCGGAAAATCCAGGAGAATTATTACTGGATTTGGGAGAAGAATTCTGTGCCGAACTTGGATGGCAAGTCGGCGACACGCTTGAATGGACTGACAACAAGGACGGCACATGGACTCTGACAAAAAACAAATAGATCTCTGGGACTATGGTACTGACACAATTACCATTACCGGAGTTAATGGCGACGATAGCAATACCATTGATTTGAGTTCTCTAAACTTGACTGGTGGTATTGATTACAGCAGTTTATCAAACACTATTATAAGTCAGTCTCATGCTGGAAAATACATCTACAATGACCCAACTTGGTCACCAACGCTGTCAGTAGGAACATCGGGCACACTACAACTGGATGGTGACAATGCTGACATTGTGGTAAATGGTGTTAGCCTAATGGACAAGATCACCGCCATTGGCGAGCGTCTTAACCTATTAGACGTCAACAAAGAACTTGAAGCAGAGTGGGACCAACTTCGAGAGTTAGGTGACTGCTATCGACAACTTGAGCAAGATCTCAAAACCAAGTCGGCGATGTGGAAAACACTAAAAACTAAAACACCCAGTAAACCGCGCAGTTAACGGCAAAAATGTTTTGTTTCAGCCCGGTCTTCCGGGGATCTCAAACCTTCTGAGTAAGTAAAAGCCTATGAACACCATATTAACTTTTAAAAATATCGACTTCGTGCCCTGGCTCTCGCGAGCAGTAAAGACCCTGGGATTTGTGGCAGTGGCTGTTGCAGTGGTAGCAGTTTGCAATGCACGCCTGGACGGACTACGAAATGCACAAAACTTTATGCCGCCTGGCTATGTCACTGCCGCTGAACAGACCAAACAACTGGAATGTCTAACACGCAACATCTATTGGGAAGCTGCCTCGGAGCCGTTTGTGGGCAAAGTAGCAGTGGCCCAGGTCACACTGAATCGCATGCAGTCGGGCAAATTTGCCAATTCAGTCTGCGGAGTGGTGCACCAAAAGAATGTGTTTTACGAACGAGTAGTTTGCCAATTTAGTTGGTATTGCGAAGGCAACCACAAAGTAAAAGCCATACACAAACCCATGTGGCTGGAAAGTGAAGAAGTGGCCAAAAAGGTTCTGTTAGAAGGATTTAGATTACCCAGTCTGCATAATGCACTTTACTATCATGCTGACTATGTAAACCCCGGATGGAAACATCCTAAAATTGAAAAAATCGGCCGTCATATTTTCTATGGAGAACGCACATGAACCTGGATGCAATTCGTAACTTTCTTTCAACTACCTTTACCAAAATTTCTGCAGAAACTCTGGGCTGGTTGGCAGCCATTGTGGTACATGCCGCAACCATTCCTACCCTACTTGCATTAATGACCGGGCTGAGTGACCGCACACCCAACTTGGACATTGTGCTGTTTGCCTGGGCAGGATTGGTTCTGTTGTTTTTCCGTGCTGTGATTCTCAAAGACATCTTAAACATTGTGACCATTGGCACAGGATTTATTATTCAAGCTGTGCTGATGGCATTGATCTTGTTTAAATGAGCATACCAAATTTTGTAGTGATAGACAGCATACATGGTCGGTTTATTGTAAATCGCCATTGTGCTTTTCAAGCTGAGGCCCTGATCAAAACAGGTGCCACACACATCGAAGGTGAACTCAACAATATCTTTGCACTGATAGACACCTTGAAAGAAGGTGCGGTGATCATTGACGGCGGCGCCAATGCCGGGTTCTTTACCATTCCGGTGGCCAATAGAATACGTGGACGTGGTCAACGCATCATCAGTTTTGAACCGCAACTGACTCTGTTCCGTGCACTGTCTGGCAGCTTGGCTCTAAACGACATTGACTTTTGTGATTTACAACATGCCGGGCTTGGTGCTGTACCTGGCACAGCAATTGTGCCGGACATTGATTACGGAACTCCGCAGGACTTTGGAACTGTACAGATCAGCGCCACTGGTACAGGCACACCTGTCATGGTTAAAACAATTGACAGCTTGGAATTGGAACGTGTGGACTTTATCAAACTGGATGTAGAAGGGTACGAATGTGCCGCACTAGCAGGTGGACTCAAAACTATTCAACAACACCGTCCGTATATTTGGGTAGAGTTTTTTATCAGCGGCAAGGAACCAATCAAGGCTAGTTTGGCTGGAGTGCCAGATTATGCCTTTTTTCAAGTGGATTACCAAAACATGCTGTGCATACCAAGAGAACGCCTGCCCGAAATCAAGTTCTCCGGCGTAGCAGAATGCTAGTTGACTGCTAATTCTTCTTGTGCTATAATACAGCATGATTAACAGAGTTCAACTATGACAGATCCTAAAAAACCAATGAAGGTAGAATTTGCGCCTGGTGCCTTTGACAGCCTTGACGTAGAGGATCAGGCCGAACTGGATGCTGTGATGAAAGAAATTACAGAAATGTTTGCCAACATGACGCCAGAAGAACTTGAAGCACAGAGCCGGCCTATAGATTGGGATAGCTTGACTGACGAAGAGCGTGTTGCACTTGAACGAGCAATCAATGATGAACCAAGGAACTTACAATGAGCATGCATCTCGAACATCCTGCACTTTCCTACAACGGCAAGAAGAAGGGCAAAGTCAAATTCCGCAACGCAGAAGAAGCACGTAAAGCACGTGAGCTTGATGCGTCCTGGAAAGAGCTACAGGCCAAGTGGGAACTGGATGCTGACGAAAAGCGGCGCCAACGTGCGCTTGCGGCAGAACCATTGAACTACAAATTGAGCACACCTGTTGGCCGTAGCAACACTCACAACATTCCCAGCCGTGTGACCCCGGGTTCTTCAACTGCACCTGTTCACAAGGTCTACACCGGCACAAAAGTTCTTGGGATTGGTACAATGCACAAGAGCAATGCAGTGCCTATCTTTAGTAATGAAGAGGCACATGACATTGCCACAATGAGGAGAGGCTAATGGTCCAATCTGTACATCCAGCATCACTTAACAACTTGGTGCATGAAACCCTGATTGACATGAACACCCGACTGCAGGTTTCGCAATGGTGTGAACGACAGTTTGGCCAGGCCTGGGAACCATTCAACAATCCCGAAGGCAGATGGAACATGGTCTGGGGTGGGCATGACGAAGACTTCAAAACCCTAGCCTATGATAAACTTACCAAATCTAACAAGTATAAAGTTTGCTTTGAGGATGAACAAGATTTAGCTGTGTTTAAGCTGACCTGGTCGTGAACATAGTAAAACTACACAACAAACGTGTGGATGAAATGTTGTTGATTGTCAATGATCTCAGGCGGCAAGGACTACAACAAGGAACAGATTTTGATTTTGCGTATTATCAACCTAGATGGGACAACATGACAGGAGATGTTCCGGGCTATGTTGAGTTTAGATTTTATGACAACAAGTGGGCAACGTGGTTTAATTTAAAATGGAGTTGATGATGAAATGGGAACAACAGGAAGTGATACGACTGCTCAAAGGAGCACCAGGCACACAGTATCAAGAAGCAGATGACGCAAACCGACATGTCATGCGTGACTGGGTCAGGAGTTTGTTGGAAAAACAACCTATTACAGTGACATTTGTCAAGGCAGATGGTACAGATCGCACCATGCGGTGCACACTGCATTGGGACTTGATTCCGGAAAAACCCCCAATGGCGGCCATGTCACTCAGTGCTTCCATTGTGGGACGTGTGGACGGGCTTGTAACAGAATCCACTAAACCCCGAAAGCAACCAAAAGAACCCGATCCTGCTGTGATCAAAGTGTACGATTTGGATGTTGGAGCCTGGCGCAGTTTCCGAATGGACCGGCTGAAGAAGATTAGCGCAGAGCTGAGTTTTGAATAAGTAATTGCTTATGGCAAAAGAAGAAACAATCAATATGGAAGGCCGGGTGGAGGAGATTTTACCGGCCGCAATGTTTAGAATTAAATTAGACAACGTAGATACCACAGTGCTAGGACACTTGAGTGGGCGCATGCGAACCAACAATATCAAAGTGTTACTAGGGGATCGTGTGGAAATTGAATTTACCCCTTATGATCTAACTCGCGGGCGAATTACACGACGCAAATGACCATGTCAGACTGGTATTGTCCACTGCCGTTTAGACATGCTTATGTTGATAGTACAGGCATTGCGGCTTGTTGTCAGACTCCAAGATATCAAGTGACCCTTGATGAATGGTCCACACATCCAAAACTAATAGAATTACAACAAGATTTACTTAATGGAAATACCCCAGCGGTGTGCGGAGGGTGTGTCAAACAAGAACAGGCATACGGCACCAGCTTAAGGACTAATAGTAATCAAGATTATGATAATCAAATTTTTACCAACACACAGCTTGACTTCATAGATTTTAGATCTGTTAATATTTGCAATTTTAAATGTCGTAGTTGTAGCCCAACATTCAGTCACGGCATAACACAGGAAATTAATCATTACCCAGAATTGCAAAAGTTTTTAGGAGCGCCGCCTGCTAGTAAAACTCTATCAGTAACTGATTCAAATATAGATTGGATTATGTGTAACCTAGGGTCACTAAAAAGAATTATGTTCACTGGTGGTGAGCCTACCGTAATTCCTGGTGTGCGAGATCTTATTAAAACAATCAAACAGGATCATAAAGATATTGCAGTGTTGATAACATCAAATGCAAGTTTTCAAGATGAGTTCTGGTATGAAATTACAGAACAGTTACCAAATTTACATTGGACAGTAAGTATTGACGCAGTAGGGTCGGCAGCCGAAATTGTCAGGCACGGGTCAGACTGGCCAGTTATTGAACGCAATGTATCTTGGTTGGCACAACACGCTAACAGTCTAGACATAAATTCTGTTGTATCTAATTTGACAATATTTGGGCTAAAACCCTTGTTAGAGTTTGGTCGTCGGATGCAACAACTCAGCATTACACCTGTTGGTCGACATGGCGATCTTGGTTGTCGACACCAATTTTTTGTTTGTCAACGTCCTTATTTGTTAGCCGCAGATAATCTGTCAGAAGAACTACGCCCGCAAGCTGTGGACTATTTAGAATCTTGTTTGAGTTTGGATTTAGATAATGAACAAAGAAATATGTTAACAGGTCTAATTAATCAAATTAAATCTGCTAAATTTAATTCAATACTTTGGGATCGTAGCCAATCTTACAATCAAACGTTGGACCAAATTAGACAGGAAAATCATTTAACTTTATATAAGGCACAGGCATGAAAACAAAAATAGTTGGCTTTGGAGATAGCTTTGTCTTTGGCAGCGAACTTGCCAATAATAATGATGGACAACAAAGTTGGATTGGACAGGCCGCACGGAAATTAGGTGTTGATTATGAAACTACCGCAGTGCCGGGCTGTGGTAACGAAAATATTAGTCGTCAAATTTTAACATATTTTTCAAATAATCCCAGTGATAATGTGCTGGCTGTAATTAATTGGACATGGGGTGCTCGTTGGGATTTTTATATTCCACAGCAGGAAACATGGACTACATTGGGATTAACCTGTGTCCCGTCAAAGTTAGCGCCATTGGTTGGGGCAGAAGATGCTGAAAAGATTTTAGAATTTTACGGAAAGTATCCTGGATACAGTACATTATGGGACAAGTTTAGAACACTACAAACCATTTACTCTACACAACAATTTTTAAAACACATCGATGTTCCTAGTATACAAACATATATGGATGCTGAAATGTGGGACACAACCTGGCATGCTCCGGACTATATTAAAACTTTACAAGATCTTACTAAAGATCCTTTGCAAACCTTTGAAGGATTAACTTTTTTAGATTGGAGTTATAAACATGGATTTAGTGTAACCGATCCTGGGTTACATCCACTTGAGGATGCTCACTCGGCCGCATGCGCTCTTTGGCAAGATCGATATAAGCAAGCCTTAAATGTATAAATATCCTTATGCGTGAACAAATTGATCTAATAGAAGCCAGCACTCGTCCAGCAAAATTGGAAACTACACCACTGCCTTACGGCGAAAAAGACCTTGACCCTGTACTGAGCAAAGAAAGTTTAGAATACCATTATGGACATTTGGCCAAAGGCTATGCCAAGCGGTATAATGCAGGAGAAGGCAATGCAGATTTTAATCGTGCTGGCAGTTTCCTGCACAATAAGTTTTTCCCCCAACTTCGTGCTCCTAAGGGTGCCAATAGACCACGTGGTGCAGTACTCGCACTGATAGAAGAACATTTTAAAACTTACGAAGACTTTAAAGATGCAGTGAAAGAAACTGCTATGAAAATACAAGGGTCGGGATGGGTTTATCTCAGTACCGCCGGCACAATCAAAACAATTCCCAATCATGCTGTGCGTACAGATATATGCGTACTTATTGATTGGTGGGAACATGTGTGGGCCTTGGACTACCAATGGGACAAAGAAAAATACCTAGACAATATTTGGAAGATCATTGACTGGGATGTTTGTAACGAAAGACTATAATGCAATTTCCAATTATAGATGCCGCATCTGTGCCGGAACATCGTAATTCCCACCAGTCTGGAAAAACTGCTTGCTGGTCCGGTAGTGATACACTAGACCAATTTCAAACTAATTGTAAGAATAACATAACAAAAGAACTTCTTACTAGTCTTGAATTTTTGGAAACAAGCATCACTTACAAATACAATTGCTATGGATTCCGTGACGAAGAGTTTGATTATCGGTCATGCGGCATGGCATTTGGATGTAGTCATACAGAAGGAGTTGGGGTACCAGTTGAAGATGCTTGGCCTAGAGTATTAAGTAAATTAACCAATACATGGGTATGGAATTTTGGGGTCGGTGCTTCCAGTTTAGATACTGTTTTTAGATTGTTAGATTTTTGGTTGCCGCATTTTACCCCTAAATTCATTGCTATCTGTGTTCCAAGTGCTGGCAGAGTAGAAATATTCAATCACGGAAACCCAACAACACTAGTTCCGCAAAGTGATATCAACAATAACATGTTAGAAAACTTTTATAAACTTTGGGCATCATCAAAAGAGAATATGGATATTGATAGACGTAAAAACTTATTGGCCATTGAAAAATTGTGCAATGACAGAAATATTCAATTAGTTGCACTTGACTGCTTAGAACTCATTGTAGATGCCAATGCAAGAGATTTGATACATACGGGTGCAATCGGGCATAGAGAATTTGCCAAAAAAATTAAGGAAAAACTATGATATTAGAACCCAGTGCAGTTGTAAAACTCAAAGACATACTAGCAGAAGAAAACAATCCTGACATTAAACTACGTGTATTTGTTCAGGGCGGTGGATGCTCAGGATTCAGTTACGGGTTTACACTGGATGAAACTCAAAACGAAGACGACATGGACTTTGAATACGACACAGTGAAAGTGCTAGTTGACTCAATGAGTTGGCAATACCTACAAGGCTCCAGCATACGCTATGACGATGGTCCAATGGGCAGTAGTTTTGCTATTAATAACCCGCAAGCAGTGTCAACTTGCGGGTGCGGCAGCAGTTTTAGTCCTGGTTAACGCAAAACACCGAGCGTGAGTGATCTGGTAAATACACTACCAGAGGACTCAAATATATGGCTCGTGAAATTATCAATGTAGGTGCGGCTCCGAATGACGGACAAGGCGATCCCATACGCACCGCATTTACCAAAACAAACAACAATTTTGGAGAACTTTACTCCAGAATTCAAACTGTACCTCCTGT